CGAGCTGATCTGGTTGCCAGCAAGGGTAGTCACCGGCAAACTGGCCAAAAAGGCCTCATGCAGAGCCGGGACCAGCGTTCCATCGGCCCATGCGGTCGCCTCGGTCGAGGTGAAGGACTCGCCCTCCACCAGGACGGCAGTCGCATAGAAAGGCGACGGAACACCCATCAGCCTGTCGGCGCCAAGGGCATCAATCGCGCGCGGCTTTTGTGTGCCATCGTTGAAGGTCACGTAGGTGCGTTCAGTGCCGTCATCGTTGATCTGCCCCTTGACATAGCTCTTGTCGGCTGTTTCTGCAATCCATCCGGCCGTATCGAGCGTGCGCACAACCCCGGTTGAGTCCTTGGACAGGCGGTACAGCGTCTTGGCGCCAGCCTGGGCCGATCCCACCACGCTATCAGACTGCAAAGGCCGAAACTCAGTGGCCGTTGCCAGCAAGTTGCTGTTGATCTGGGCAGTTCCAGCTGGCAAGGCGCGTGCTGAAACTCTAGGAATCTCACCGCCAAAATTTGTGACGTCAATGAAGCTCATTTTGAGCGAGCCCTTTTAAAACCACACTTTTGATGTGCGAATGGTGGACCTTGCAAACCCGGTTAACGCGTCAGCTTTGGCATCTGCAATAGCCCCATCCCATAGCATTTTTGCAACGCCTGCACCATCCGGGTCGTGATAATCCTTGCCCTTGGAAAGCAGGATTCTGGATAACGCACCATGCCCAATGGCTTCCATGTACTGGCCCATGGCGTCAGGGACGGCTGTTGCGCTGATGGTTGGCATGACGGCCGCGTAAGTCACAACAGAAAGGCCAGCCTGTTGCGCTGGTCGCAATTCAAACCCACTGAGAGTGCCATAGGCGTATGGGCTTGCATTGCCCGCGTTGTCAAGGTGCTTTCCGTGGGCTGGATCAACAACAGAGATGTCATTGCCCGAGAGTTTTAGACTTAGCAGCTTGCAAACTTGCTGGCCCTCTTCAACCTCGTACTCATAACTTGTGGCCAGTGCCTCGGTTGGAATGGGCTCTTGATATTCCCGCCAGATCAACGCCTTGCGACATAACTCAATGATGGCTAACCGCGTATTGAAGATGGCCAGAATGTCGGGGCAGCCCTTGGCGCGCGGCAAGATAAGTGGCAAAAAATCATTGAGCGTCATGATGCTGCGCCAATTGGCTCAGGCGCAAACGGCAAGCGCTGCAAGTTGGGGTTGTTGCCTGTGAGTGCCGTCACCTTGGCATTAAGCGAGCCTGCAAATAAGCTTGTGTAGTTGGCGGCAGCCGGGCCATTGTTTGCGAACTGTGCGTCTTTCATGAAGGCGCGCGCGCAGGTATAGTTCACCAGGTCGTCGATATGCTCGTCAGCAACACCAATCTTTGTTGTGCTAGAGCCATCAATCAGATAGAGCTCTGCGCCAACTGTGCCTGTGTTGGGGATGGCAATAGGTTGTGCGGTGTAGGCTACCTCTGCCCACATTACAAGCGAAGCTGGCACACCGGGCGTCACATAAAAGTATCTTGGCATGCGTGGGTCATACATGTAACCGGCCACTGATTTTCCGGTTACGGTATGCCAATTTGGACTTTGTGTGTCCATTACTTCGCGGCCATCTGTAAACAGGCGAATGCTGTTGCCTGGTGTTGCGCCATCTGCGCCCATGTTGCGAATCACATCCAGCACTTGCGTACCAAGAATAGACGCTGCAGGCACCGAGCCATCGCCGGGCTTGCAGTTGGCCGCTTGAATGGTTTCAATGCTTTGGCGCGTGCCTGGAGACAGCTTGATCGCATCAATGCGCGAGCAGGCGGCAGGCAGGAATTTTGTGATGGCCAAGTGGGCGTCGTTGAGCCAGTTGACGATTTCCTTTTCTGGCCAGCGAGTGAACTGAGGGCTCACATCCTGCAACAGTGAGCTTATTCGCCAGATGGCGTCTTTGACCAGAATTGTGCCTGCCATGGCTTAACCCTCGGAGTTCAGAAATTCAACGATCTTGTCGCGAATGGTGTCGCCTTTTGCTTTGGAGTGAACCTTGATGCCGTTGGCCTCAGCGAAGGCGTGTAATTCAGCGTCTGACAACGGGCGCAAATCAAGCACCGTGTCGGCTTCTTCATCGCGCAAAATGTAGGGCGATTCACCTTCTGCGGGTGGCACTTGTTCCACTTTGCGTTGATCTATTGGAACTTGTTCCACCAGAATGGGGGCCATTGGCGCATCCACTTGCTCACCGTAGAGGCGAAAGCCGGTCGGAGTTTGCAGCAGCCGGTCAACCACGCCCTGCTCGGCAACATCACACACCACATCACCCTTTTCATTGGGCTCAAACACCAGCTTTACATCTGGGAACTGGTGCACATAGGTCTTTGTGCGTTTGTAGGCTTGAACGAATAACATGCAAATCTCCTTGTGTCTCAAAAAAGGGGTGATCTTGACGACCACCCCGAAAACTCACCTACGGAGAATCAGCCCTGCAACAGCATCAGCAGTTGGCCGACCTTGCCGGAGCCCGCATAAGTTGCTGCAGCCGTGGTGCACTTCAGCACGATTTCACGGTCGCCGGACAGGGTTGACGTCGCCTTCACTTGGCCTTGTGCTGCAACACTGGATGCGTTGCGCACGATGGCCGTGCTTTGGCCTGCCGTCAATGCAGAGCCCCACACCTCAGTGCCGATGTCAGTAGAGACGGGCACAGCCAATGTGGCGTTGGACACGCCAAGGGACCATGCAATCGCAGCGGCACCGGTGTCAATGTCCGGAAACACCAGCGCCCAATCCAGGCACTTGTAGCCATCAGGCAGGGTGCACAACTGGATCAGGTCATTGACCGCATAGGCAGCTGAGGAAAACTCCACATCCACAGCCGTCCACTCGGGATAGGCTTCAGTCGGGAGGACAAGGGGCTTCACATTGTTGAAGCATTTGGTTTGGGTCTTAGCCATGATGAATTCCTTTGGGAGTTTGGAGGGTTAGGCAGACAGCCCCGAAGGGCCATCTGGTCTATCAGGCCACGTCGGCGCAGTAGGTGTCCAAGGCGATCACGCCGAAGTCACGGGTCACAGCGCCGTCTTTGCTCTTGTACGTGGATTTCTTCACGCCCATGATGCAATGTGTGCCGATTTCGACTTGATCCTCGTGGTCAGTCATCACTTCGGTCCAGCGGTAGCGAGTGCCCATACCGCCGCTTGAGCCGTAGGCCAGTTCACCGGCTTGTGAGCCAAGGAACAGCGCGCGGGCGCCCTTGACAGCGCCGCCGCCCCAGGTGTTGAAACGCATCACGTTGCGGTGCTTGTGGATCACGCAATCGGCGTACATGCCGCCACTGTTCTTGAACAGCAAGGCATTGGAGCCGGAAGCAGCCGCAGCAGCCTTCTGGATGTCCAACCACTGGCCGGTGGAGGCATTGGCCTTCATCGCGTCGTACTGGAAGGTGTGGCACAGAACCACATAACACTTCTTGCCATCCACGTTCACCGGGACCATGCTCAACTCGTTGGAGCCGTCGCCGCCCATGGTTTCCGCCTTGGCCACCGCCCGGTCAATCAGGCGCAGGTCAAAGCCGTCATCAGTGCCAATGTCGCCTTGTGCCGTTGCGTTGCCGCCGAACATCTGGTGCATGGCATCAGGCGCGGTGATAGCGTTCACGTTGAACATGGCGTTCGTGGCGGTCCACAGGTAGCCAGTGCCGCCGTAGTTGCCAAATCCACCCGACAGGTAGATGAAGTGCAACTCGTCCTGCAGGCGCGCCCACCAGTCTTTCATGACGATCTTGGCATCTTCACGCAGGTTGCGCAGAGTTGCCTTGCTGGTCACGCGGTCACCCGCACCCACAGCACCACGCACCTGATCGATGCGAAGCTTGTCGGTGAAATACTTCAGCGGTGCGCCACGGCCTTCGAGCTTGGCTTGCACCACGGGCTCCATGGACATGGGCATCAAGAGGTCAACCGTGACTTCAAGGCCAGCGTCTTTTTCCAAGTCAGTGATGACCTGAATTGGCGTGCGAGCGCGTTTGCTCTCGGATGCCATGGAAGACGAAAAGTACGACTCGCGGTTGATGGCAACAGCGAGGTCAGTACCCCATTTCTTTACTTCTTGCGGGTCATTGACCCCGAACTTGGTTTGCATATAGTGCTCCTGGTTAGATTTCCACAGGGCTGCACTACTGCGCGGCCAATTGACGAAATTAAGGCTTTCGTTACGCCTTTACCCTCATCACCTCACGCCCAACTTCGCAAAATTCGCCATGGCTGGCGTCATGCGATGCACGGTGGTCGGCTTGGTGAAGTCCAATCGAATCCGAGCGCGTTGCCCGGATTTCTCTTCAATTCGCAATTTGATGCCATCACCGATGGCGATTGACTCGCCAGGGCGGATTTCACCAAACCACGTATTCTTTTCGGTCACTCTGCCATCCATCGGTCACGTTGATCGTTTGACAATGCTGCGTGCGCCTTCTCCAGTGCAAGGCCTTCAAGATTGCGCATGTGTGCAAACTCGTCGGCATTGACTGAACCAGTTGCTGCAACAGGTACGCTACGAAGTGTCGGGGGAATTTCAGCCGGGTCAACTCCATTGCGGGCAGTGGGTGCCACTTTTTTTGCAGCAGGCACAAAGCCCAAGTCGTCCTTGGTCAGCCGGTGCGCCTCGGCCAGAAACCACGGGGCATCCCGGTTCTCGTTCTTCGGGTCCGCACCCAAGGCTTTCAGATTGGTGTTGTACGCAGCCAGCAGGGCAGGCTTGGCTTTGTAGTCCAGTCCTTCGGCCTTGAATGCGTTGAATGCCTGCGCTTCGGACTTACTCCACTCGGCGCGTGCGCTCTGCTCTGCCGCTTGGGTGTTGGCCTGCTCAAAGATGCTGGCAGTCAGCGCCTTGGTCTTGAGCTCGTCTTTGGCCACTTCAGTGCGGTCTCGGATTTCTTGGTACGCATCAGCTTCGATCTCACCGGCCATCAGTTGCTTGAAGGCGGTGCGCTCTTCCGTGGTGAGTGCTGCAATCTGCTCTTTGGCATCGGCCGGCACCTCGGCGCTGTACTGCGGCACAAAGGTTTCGCGTGGCACTTGTTCCACTTCAACCTTGGGAGCAGCAGCGGCAGCGGCCTCTTGTTCGGCGGCTGCAGCGGCATGTGGATCACTGGCACTTGTTCCACTGTCATCGGCTGGCACATCCAGCAAAGCGGCAATTTCGGACTTGGCAAGCATGCTCAGGTCCTGCTCGGTGTAGCCCTGTGCGTTGAGGGTGGCGAGGTCGGTTTCGTTGATGTCGAGTGTCATGGTGGGTTCTCTCTTGGTGGTGATTAATTAAGGTCTGCGTTCAGTGTCATCGTGTCGATGCCATTCCCGGTGCTTGAATCAAGCGCCATTGCGACTTCAACTGCTTCTGGTGCTGTTTTGCCAAGGTGCATTGCAGCCATTGCGTAATCGCGGCCTGAACCGATGGCATAGAAGGGTGATTCGATCTTGAATGGGATTGGCCCACGCTCGAATTTCAGAATGGTCTTGTCTGGCTGGATTACGAGAAGCCCAACGAAGTCAGAGTTATCACGCTGAAACGGTGGAAGCTTCTCCGGGTTTGCCCCTGCTGCAAACCACGCCACAGTCTCCTGAATGCGGTCGAAGTCTCCGGCGGCGGCAACCAAACACCCGCGCGCACGAAACAGCTTGGTAACGACAAATATCATTCCGCTGTTCACTGCGCGCTTGTCTGCGGCCAGTGTGTGGCCGTCCCATGCGATGGTGGTCACTCGATAACCATCCAGTCTTCAGCCAACACGTCGGTCTGACTGGCAAGCCATGGAACAAACTTTTCATCGGCTGTCTTCATGCCGATCCACGGCAGCGCGTTCAGGGCGGCATACTCAAAGGCGATCTTGTCTGCCAAATCAGCAGGAACTAGCTTGAGCCACATACCCTTGCCATTCCATCCTGAACGTGCAACACGCTTTCCCAACTTAAGCATGTGCAGCGCGTCACCAAATGTCAGCGCCTGCACAGGGCCTTCAATGTCGCGGTAGGCGGCTTCAAACTGAGCCTTGGGACTCCAGCTTGTGTAGCCATCCTCATACTTGACGCCATAGCCGGGTGCTCCATCTTTTCCGACTGCGGCCCAAGCTGTGATGATTTTTGTTCCAATGTATTTGTGTGTCATGGTTCTCTTTCGTGGATGGTTAAATCATTGGCCCGTTGTCGGCGCCTGTTGGGGTTTCAATGCCTGCTTGCATGCCTTCCAGCCCAGTTGCGCTGTCTGGCGGCGCTTGCGGCACCATGGCCGGGTCGATGCCCTGCTCTTGTTGTGCTGGGTCCGATGCCGGGATTCCGGCTTCGGGATTTACTGGCACTTGTTCCACTGGCGCGGCAATTTCCGGCTGCGGGATGTTGGGGTCTTGCCCTGCCTGGTCCTTGAAGCCTGCACCCTGTGCAATCGTGTCGGCAATCGGGGCTACCGTGGGGTTCAGTGCCACCACTTGAGCTGCTTGGAGTGCGCTGAACATGGCTTCCACCCGCTTCAACAGGGCTTCGGTGTCCAGTTTTGCAATCTTTCCCTTGAGTTCGTCCAGTTGCAGTTGAATTTGCTCCTTCTGCATGGCCTTGGCTTCCTTGGCCTCGGCTTCGCCCTGTTGCATGGCCTGCTGCTCTTCGGGTGTCGGTGCTTTGGTCGGGTCGCGCTGGCCGTTGAGCTTGCGAATGCGCGACACCCACTCGTCCTTGCTCTTAATTTCAGCCGAATCAACGACCAAATCCAGCACATTCATGACCACCTGGGGTGCATACGTGGCAATCTTTCCTAGCAGCTCCATCATTTGTTCCATTGCAGCCTGGGCGTAGGTTTCGCGGTAGTCGCGCTCACCAATGATGTAGTCGGCCTCGTTGCTGGCGATGTCGTTCAGCACCGAACCATCTTCCTGCGGGTCGTTCACCGTCACCCATTGCACCGGCTGGCCTTCGCCAACAACCCGGATCACCTGCTTTTCGGTCATGAACTGCTCAATGTGGCTCAATCGCAGGCGCCCGGCCAGTTGCTTCGCCAGACGCAGGTTATCGGGCAACTCGCTCACCACCAGTGAGCCTTGATCTTGCTGCAGTCCGATGGCCTTGCCTGAAATGGCGTTGGAGTCACGCCCAAGATTGGCATCCGTCACGCCCCCCGCATTGCGCAGCATTTCACGGTCAAACGCCAGCAGTTCAAGGTTTGATTGCATGTCGGCCGTAGGCTTGTCAAAGCGCACCATGTCCAGCCGCTTGACTTCAAGAGCCATGTCCGGGCGTGCCGCCTCTTGGCGTGCCACTTCTGCGTCCTTGAATGCGCCTGCTTCGTAGGTCATGCGGTTGCTCGATGCCGCATAGATGGCCTTGGATGCCCGCTTGTTGATGTCGTCGTTGATGTCGCGCATACCACGCATGAGGCCGTAGCAAAGCCCATCCCGCCCGCGCCGGTAGCCCCAGATTGGCACCAGCAGGAAGTTTTGATGCTTGAGCGGACTCTTGCCATCCCACAAGGGCGCGGCCTCGGTGGCAATCATCACACGCATGCGCTGGGTCACTGCGGAATACATCTTCCAGCGATCAGTTTCGAGCTGGGTATGGCCTGGGTTCTTCGGGTTAAATTCCTTGCCGCGTTGTGGGCCACTGGCAAACACCTTGATCGCCTCTGGCACGCGGTACCAGCACTCAATCAGGTTCACTGACAGTCGGCGCCCGCTGTCCTTGACCTCCGAGCCGCCAATGTAGGCCGAACGGTCACGGAACTGGCTCGATAGCCCGGTGCCGACGTTCATGTCAGTGGCGCCGGTCAGTCGCTCACCCAAGTACCAGACATCATCGCCATTGGCGGCGCCATGTTCCACATCCGAGATGCCCGCCTGCTGCACAAGGTGCTGGCGTGCGTTTGGCAGTAGCGCGATGGCATAGTCCAGATCGGTCTGCTTGCGCCGGAACTGGTAGCGGGCGTCTTTGAGGTCAAACAGGCGGCTGCGTGAGTCCCGATACACATTGCGCCAGTCCTCTGAGCCGGAATAGATGATGTTCTCGCCCGGGTCGGTGTTGATGCCCTCTTCCAGCCAGCCCAAGCCACCCATGACGGCCTGTTTGTATGCCTTGGACTCATGCCACTGCGACAAGTTGGAGTCGCCGACAAACTTGAACACCTTGCTCTTGATTTCGGCGCTTTGTTGGTCGGCTTCTTCGCGCGGGAGGATGTGTTCTTCCATGCGCATGCGCTTCTGCACGCCACACACCCAATCAATTGTCTGGCGTGACTCATTGAATACCAGCGGTGCCTGCCCACGATCCATCAGCACCTGGGCTTCTTCTTCGCGCCACTGCAAATGGTCGTAGTAGTCGTTGTCGATGGCCATCTGAATGCGTTCTTCACCCTGCAAGTCGCGTTCATCACGCAGGGCCGTCATCAGTGTGGCATGGCGCTTGAGTGTGTTTTCGTCGCTGCGTGCCTGCGTGTCAGGATTCAATACCTGCTTGTCGGGCAGGCTGGCCACGTTCACGGGCGTGTCATTGGAAGGTCCAAACATCAGATTAGCTCCTGGTGCACCACTTGGCCATTCACTTTGGCCGTGGCTTCAATGCCATGAATGGCGCGCTTGAGGTCGAGTGCGCCAGGCTGGTCGCAGGGCATGCGGATCAGGTCCGCCAGGCCATCAACAATGATGTCCACGATGCGGAACACGGTTGACTTGTCCGGGTAGAACCCCATGCTGGTCGCTGCGTTCATGGCGGCAGTCAGTAAGTAGGGCGTGGGCTGGCCGGATGCGTCCGAATACTCATAGGCGTTGTCCTGGGGGATGGCATAGGCGCCACCATCCATCTTCGGCACGGTCGGATGCAGCACCATGCAGGCGCTTGGCTCCTTCTTGCCCACATTGAGCCACTGGTAAGACACCACGATGTCGCCCTTGACACGCTGCTCCCATGACCGATCACCGCCACATTCAACCCAGTTCTGGCCGGTTGCGCCAAGAATTGAACTCATGCCTTACCCCTTGCGGATGCACGATGGCGCTTGATGTTGCGGGCCTTGCGTGCGAAACGCTTGGCGTTGGCATTGCTCCAGCCTGAGCCTGCTTTGCGTGGCGTGGGCGGCATCTTCATGCCTCCTGCGCCAATAGGCATGAATGCAATGCCAAGTGATGCGCCGACGGCTGACGCGAGACGTCCAATGATGCTCATGATGTTCTCCAGTTGCGTTGTGATTTGGGCTTGCCTTCGATCAGCCGCGGTGCTTCATAACCCTGCGAGAACTGTCGAAGGGCGTCAGCGGCCTCTGAGTGGCCGTCGATCTTTGATGGGGTGTGAATCTTCCAGGCGCCTCGGGCCTTGTCCCATGTCTTTTTGTAGTTGCCAAGGTGTGCAATGCCAAGCGCGCACTTTTCTTTGTCGAAGAACATCGAGCCGAACTTATCGCGCGTCTTCTGGATGCCGTGGATCACCTCGTCCACCACAGGCACGATGGTCCAGTCGCCCCCGATGCCCAGCTCGCGCAATTCATCCTCTGGTGATGCCACCTTGTGCCCCTGCTGGCGTTTGTGCGCTGCGTCGTGGGGTAGGTAGTGCGTGCCCCAAACGTAGCCCATGGCCTGCATCTGGCGAATGAAGTAGCTGTACGACTCGCCCCAGCCTTCAATGAAGTTGATGAAGCGGTCTTCAAAGCCGATGCGCTGGTGAAACCAGATGGCGGTGCCGTCGCTGTTGCCGATGTCCCAAAACGTGTTCACTGGCACACCAACCACATGCGGCACATGGCACAAACGGCCTTCCTTGCGCATGGCGGCCAACTGGATCGCGTAGTAAGTACCCTCAGTGGACACTTGAAACGGCTCAGTGATGGTTGACGGGTACTCCTGCCACATCTTTTCAGGGTCGCCACCAAACTCAGCATCACGTGTCGACACATACCAATTGCGCTGCGCACGGGTCAAAGTCGTGCCGGTCTGCCCCTCGACCATGCCGAAGTACTCCCGGTCCTTGTCGGTCATCACCACATCGGCGTCGATCTGGTAGCCGGGGTCTTGCCACCAGGCATAGAAGTGCAGCCGGAAGTCCTTTTGTGTCAACTGCGTGCCTGCCTGGGCCTGTGCAATGGCACGATTTGTCTTCTCGAAGAAGTCGCCTTCTGCGCCCTCTGCGGTTGACTCAATGATGCAGATGCCATCCAGTGGGACGGCCGGCAGTGAGCCCGTGGCCACTTCGCGCGCCTTGTCCGGGAACTTGGCGCAAATCTTGCCGTACTCACTCACATGCAGCCGGTGAATCGTGCCCGATCGCATGGACGTTGCCACGCGCACGCTTGAATTGTTATGGGCAAACAGCAACTCGCTGGCACTGTCGCGCTTGAGCGGGAACATCTCGCGCATAAAGTCGGGCAGGCGCTCATAGGCCAGCTTCACCTTGTCCCGAAAGATCACCTCAGCGGCTTCGCGGTCCTGGGCAATGATGCCGCAGCGCTGGTCAGCATTGAACAGGGCATGATCCAGCCAAAGAATCGCCACCAGCGTCGTGAATCCCAATTGCCGGGCCTTGATGATGATGTTGCGGTGCCACAGGCGCGACATCAACCGCCGCTGCGCCTTGTTCGGGATGAATGGCACCACGGAGTTATCGTCTCCGTCTGGCGCCTTCACCATGATTTTGTAAATCGCACCCGAACACACGCGCCACACTGGATCAGCCAGGCAGGCTGCCAATTCAGCCTCCGTGCTCGGAATGAAGCCCGGATCAATCCCCGGTTTCGTGGCACTTGTTCCACTTTTCCGAATAACCACTTTGGCAGTAGGGGTGGCACTTGTTCCACTCGCTGGCATCTTCCAGCGGCGTTTTGTCGGGGCTTCAGTGGTCATCGTCAGCCTCGATTTGGTCAATAACCGGCAGTGCCGAGCGCTTTAGGCCGGTGAAGAATGCAGCCAGCCCTGTCGCAGCGGCTTCTTCTGGTGTGGCGCCAATGTTGTACGCCTCACGCTCCATGGCAATGACTGACTTCATGGTTTCCACCAGCTTCTTGGCGGTGTCTACGCGGCCAGGCGTGCTGATGACCTTGCGGTAGATGTCGTTGAGCTTGTCCGTTCCTGAGTCGTCCGGGTTGCGCATGAGTTCGCCAAGCTGCGCCAGGATCACTGTGTCGAAGGTCTGGTCTTCAAGTTCGGCCAGCAGCGTTTGGCACAGGGCATGGCTTCGGGCGATGGTCTTGCGATGGCCAATGCGAACGCTTGCAACCTTGTCTGATTCCGCTTCAACGGTTAGTTTTTCGGTAATCCGGGTTCCACTGGAAACCATTGTGGAAACCAGCGCACTGGAAACCTTGGCATCTGCCATGGCTTTGACCCTGACAGACAGGTCGCGGCTCCATGCGTCGGCCTTGGCGCGCTTGTTGATGGCGGTGTGTGAGATGCCGTGCTCACTGGCAATCTCTCGGGTAGACATTGACCCTGCCCGGTATTGAATCTCTATGCGCTCCCAGTCCACCACGCGCACCAGTGGCGTTGCGGATGGGTTGGTGA